GTATGGATTAGAGGGTGGAAAAATATTTGTAGCACAAAACATTTTCAAAGCCTATGTGCAGGCGTTAGGCGGTTACGCTGCGAACGGAGTTGGAGCATCAGGAACTGATACAAAAGGTTCTCAATGGTATTCAATGGGAAGCGGACTACAAATCGACGGAGTACAGTTGGAGATGGTTCAAGGCTTGGCTGCAAATACGGCTATTTTTGCACAAACTGAAAACCTATGGTTCGGTACTGGATTACTAAATGACACTAACGAGGTGAAAGTTATCGATATGGCAGATATTGATGGTTCTCAAAACGTAAGAATTGTTATGAGAATGACGGGCGGTGTCCAATACGGAAACGTTGAAGAAATCGTAACTTACGGAATCGTTAATTCAGCAAACTAAGTAACTGATTAAATAACTTGAAAGGTGGTGCAATAAACGCCACCTTTTTTAATACATAAATATTATGGCTTGTGATTTAACACTAGGAAGAAAGGAAGTTTGTAAAGATGTAATAGGCGGTTTGAAAGCCGTTTATTTCGTAAATGATGGCGATGCGACTGGATATACTTATGATGTAACAGATACAGATGTTATCGATGCAGTTGCAGGTTCTCCAGTAGCGTTCAAGTATGATTTAAAAGGCACATCAAGCTTTGTTCAAAATATTAAATCCGATAGAAATAACGGGACAACTTATTTTGAGCAGGTAATTGAATTGTCTTTGAAAAAATTAACGCCTCAAATGAACAAAGAATTGAAGTTAATGGCTTATGGCAGACCTCAGGTTATTGTAGAAGATAATAACGGGAATTTGTTTTACGCAGGATTAACTAGAGGAATGGAAGTAACAGGAGGAACACTTGTAACAGGTGCGGCACTTGGTGATATGTCGGGATATACTCTTACGTTGTCAGGTGATGAGCCAGTGCCAGCTAACTTTATAGGTGTAAGTTTGGCAACAGCAGGATTTACAGTTGTTTCAGGCTCTTAATCGATTAAACTAAACAAACTAAAAGCGATAGTAACCCTATCGCTTTTTTAATTTAAAACAAAATACACTTTTTTACGATAATAGGTATATGATGATAGCAAATCCTGATAATGCGTTGCATACTTTTAAATTCATTCCAGTTGGAAATGATGTAGCGACTATTGTTATTAAAAACGTATTGGACAACACAACATACAATTTTACAAAGAGTAGCGTGTACTTACAAAAGTATTACTTTGTCCTTGTAAATGCGTCTATGTCGCTAAATGTTAATGACAAACTAACTTTTGAAGCATTTAATACGGCAGGCGATTTAGTTTTACACGATATGATACTTTGTACCGACCAAACAGTTGAAGATTATACAATTAATAAAGACGTTTACACGCAAAAGGTAACGACTAACCAATTTGTAACAAATGAGCAGTAATAACGAAAGCAATGTAAGGTTTATTCAGCTAGAAAGCTACAAAAGCCCACAAATAAAAGAAAGCAACAACAAAGACTGGGTAGAATTTGGCGACACAAACAATCAATTTAACTATTTGATTGATTTATATAATTCTAGCACTACAAATAGCGCAATTATAAACAATTTCGTCAAACTAGCGTACGGAAAAGGACTTAGCGCACGTGATGCAAGGTTGAGACCTAATGAGTACGCCCGTTTCTTGTCGTTAGTAAGCAAAGAGTGTCTTAAAAACGTAATTATTGATGCTAAAATGCTTGGGAATTACGCTTTTCAGTTGATTTACGATGGTAAAAAACGCCTTGTGCAGGTTGAACACGTGCCTTTTCAGCTATTAAGAGCGCAAAAATGCAACGACAAAGGCGAAATAGAGGGGTGGTATTATTCAGATAATTGGAAAGACACTAAAAAATTCCCTCCAAAAGTGATTCCTGCCTTTGGTTTTGGCGGTCAAATACAGATTTTAAAGGGTGGAAACTATACCGTAGGACAAAAATACTACTCAAACGTTGATTATTACGGGGCATTACCTTATTGCGTATTAGAAAAAGAGGTTGCAGATTACCTAATTAACGAAGTTCAAAACTCATTTAGTCCGACAACGGTTATTAATTTTAATAATGGAGTGCCAGACCATGAGAAACAGGAATTAATCGTATCTAAAACAACCCAAACGCTAACAGGAGCTAACGGAAAAAAGGTAATTGTAGGGTTTAATTCAGATGAAACCAAAAAAACTACCGTTGATACTATTCCGTTAAACGATGCTCCCGACCATTACAAGTACGTAAGCGAGGAAGCTATGCATAAAATTATGTTAGGGCATAATGTAACATCACCTTTACTATTCGGAATAGCTACAACAACGGGTTTTTCTAGTAATGCAGACGAACTTAAAAATAGTCACATCTTATATGAGAATATGACAATTAAACCGTTTCAACAAATGATACTTGACACATTAGATATTATTCAAGTTGAAGCAGAGACAAGTTTAGATTTGATATTTACTTCTTTACAACCATTGTCAGGCGATGGCGAACTAACAAAAGCTAAACCTGCACAAACAACCTTATCAAGTGAAGTAGAAACGCCTTTCGAGTTTGCCGATGAATTGATTTCAAAAGGAGAAACCGCAGGCGAAGATTGGATTTTAATTGATGAAAGTGATGTTGATTTAGAACTAGAAAGCGATTTCGATTCTGAGATTGAAAGATTAAACAAAGAACAAAACCCTAATTTATTTCAAAGATTTGCCAAAGCAATAACGTCAAGACCAAACAGCAAAAGCGAACAAGACAAAAAAATTGATGGTTTAAACTTTATCACTCGTTATAAATATACTGGCAATCCATCACCACAAAGAGATTTTTGTAAAAAAATGATGTCAAGCGATAAACTATATCGCAAAGAAGATATTATAAATACAGATAGTAATGTAGTTAATGCGGGATTTGGTCATGATGGACAATCCTACAATTTATTTCTTTACAAAGGCGGAGCAAGATGCCATCATAAGTGGGTTAGACAAACCTATGTAAGCGGTGTTAAGGTAGATGTTACAAATCCAAACGCAACGGCTATTTCAATAGCAAAAGCAGAGCAAGCAGGCTATAGAATTAGAAACCCTAAAGAAGTTTCAATGATGCCTAAAGATATGCCCAACGAGGGGTTTTATCCAAACTAATTAAATTATGGCAATAGCAATTTTTGTAAGTACAGATGATGTTAAAAGATTTACTGCATTAAACGGAAACGTAGATGTAGATAAATTTATTCAGTTCGTTAAAATAGCACAAGATATTTACATTCAAAATTATCTAGGAACTAAACTCTTTAATAAAATTAGCGAAGATATTTTAGCTAGTGATTTACAGGAGCCGTATTTATCACTTGTGAACGATTATATTAAACCAATGACTATACAATGGACTATGGTTGAGTATTTGCCTTATGCCTCTTACATCATAGGAAATAAAGGACTGTACAAACACGGGGCAGAAAATAGTCAAACCGTAGATAAAAGTGAAGTGGATTCCTTAATTGAAAAAGCTAGAGATACTGCGCAACATTATACGAGAAGATTTATTGATTATATGTGTTTTAATTCTAGCGATTTTCCTGAGTATTTGAGTAACTCAAATAATGATGTTTACCCTGATAAAAATGCAGATTATGGCGGATGGTATTTATAAAAAGCAATACGAACCTAAAAAGGAAAACGTAAAAAAATTAGAAATATTTTTAAAAAAAATAGAAGATGGCAGGATTAAACTTCCAACATTACAAAGGCGACACGTTTGAAGAAGTAGGTTTTAGAATTAAAATTGACAATGTCGATTTAAACCTTACTGGGTTTATAATTCGTATGCAGTTACGTACTGAATGTGGCGGCGTAGTTGCGTTAGATTTGACTTCAGTTGCAAGCGCAGGTTTAACAATTACAAATGCCGCACAAGGTCAGTTTAAAATTAATAAACAGATTATTGATATTGATTCGGGAAATTACAAGTATGATATTCAAATAAAAGAAGCGGATAACGACGTTTATACTTGGATTAAAGGAGAGTTTTTAATTGAATGTGATATTACAAGATAATGGCAACAGAAATAGATATAGCAGTAACAACTACGACCTACAACGTAAGTATAACGGCAGAGCCTAACGAGTATATTGTAAACATTACAACAGGTGGCAGCGGCGGTGTTCAAACCGTTACAGGAACAACCGTAGATAATACCGACCCGTTAAATCCTATTGTTGAAGTTCCAAACCTCACGCAAGTATTAACACAAGATGATGTTTCAATATTTATTCAGCAAATTTTAGAAGACGCGGTAGTTACTATTCCTTTAGAGTGGCAGGTATCACAAGTCTATATTTACGGAGAGCCAACTATTGGAACTGGCGGTATATTTTTAGATAAAACTGTTGTCTTTTCAGATAACGCAACATTAAGATTTTGCTGGGGAGTTCAATATGAAGATGGGGTTTTTACAAAAACTCCAGAACCTTATGAGTTTACAACCGATGCAATCGTTTACTATAATGGTTCTACAATTACATCGCTAACGATACAACCTAATGACTTAGTAATGATTAAAAGCGGCGGCATTGTATCTGGAGAGAACGTTTGGATTTTAACCGTTACAAACAAGTCAAGCGGTGCTGGAATTGAAAGTGTTACCGGAACAACAGTCAACAATACCGACCCGTTAAATCCTATTGTTGAAGTTCCAAACCTTACCCAAGTATTAGAAACAGGAAACACCACAGTTGATATAGGTATTCTTTTAACCAATCCTCCTGGAGATTTCGCTTCTTTAAATCATAATCAATTAAATGTAACTGACGGAGATTATACTGGGTCTTTAAAGAAAAATGTATTGCAGTTTTTTAATATTGCTACGGGACTTACAACTAATTTTTTACCAACCGGATTGTCTCTTATTAAAAGCGGAAGTGAATCAACCGAAGTTTCTTTTGAGACTCCAACTGCATTAAATAATATTTTAATACCAAATCAAAGCGGAACTATTGCTATGGTTTCTGATATTCCAGATGTTACTGAATATCTGCCATTAGCTGGCGGAACGATGGATGCTGGCGCAGAAATATCTTTTGACAATACTTCTAAATTAGCAGAAGGTTCATTTGATTCTGGGACGGGTGGAGCAAACGGAATATCTTTATTTTGCGCAGCTGGTTATGAATGGAATTTTCAAGCTGGAGAGGGTTATTTAGTTCGTTTAAGCGACAATAAAATAAAATTAAAAGAATATGCTAGAAGCGTACCGACCGCAACTGATGATTCTAGTAAAGGATTTGAAGGTGGTAGTGTTTGGAATATGGTTGACCATAATGTAGATTATGTATGTGCAGACCCAACAGTTGGCGCAGCAGTTTGGCAAGCAAAAGAATACACATTTGACCCAGCAACAGCCGATATTAATTATGTTAGAAACGGGATTACTGGATGGATTGAGGCTTACAGTAAGGCACAAGTAGATGCTTTATTAACGGCAGTCGCCAGAACGGGTGCGGTAATAGCTTTTGATACCGATGCGGTTTATAACTCTATTGCTTCACCTAGTTCATCAAATTTAACCGATGATTTAACTGGAGCTAGATTGAAAATAGTCCAAAAGATTTACCACAATGCTGGTACTACCCCAACGTTTCCAGCGGGATGGGTATTACGTGGCACGGGTGCTTATGTAACATCAACTTTGAATATTATTTACGCAGAGTGGAGCGTTGGAACAACAGTCGAGTACTGGATAACACAATAGATTATGAGCCAGTACTATTCAACTTTAAAAAATCAATTTTCCTTAGCGCAATACATGGATATTGCGAATTTACACTCGGTTGACACAAGTCAATTTACTTTATCAGGTTCTCAAATTAGTTCGTGGAACGATGGTATAAGTGCGTGGACGCAAGGAACGGCAGCAAACAGACCTTTACTAACTTCGGGCGTTCCTATATTCGATGGTAGTAACGACCAATTAATAAGAGCAGCGGAAATATCACGTACAGATTATTCAATGTATATGATATTTAAAGACACGGGCGCAATTGGTAAGATATTCTTATCAGCGCAATCGGCATCGGACTATATGGTTCATACATCGTTCTCAGGAGGTGCTTTTGATGGGATTGGTGTAAATGTTGGAGGAGTTTCAAAAGCAATTTTTCGAGCAGGAATAACAGGAAACCGATACAGTATTTTTTCAGTACGTCGAACGGGTAACACATTTACGGCTAGATTGAATGATAGAGTATTAATTCAAACTACAAATACCTTTGCTGGACAAAATACTTTAATCGCTAGAATGATGTCTTTTGTAAGTGGTGGTTTTGCTATGGCTGGTGGCGTTAAAGCATTTTGTATGAGTTCGGCTAACCTTTCAGATGCTATTGATTTACAAGTTAGAAACAAGTTGTACAATATGTACGGTATGGCTAGTGATGACGCTGCTGAATGTGTTATAGGTTTTGGAGATTCAAATACGGTAGGAACGGGGGGGTCAATTTCTTACCTTAGAACATTGTCAACTTCATTAGGCGTAGCAGATGCTAACGCTGGAATTAGTGGTAGTCTTTGTACTGCTGTAGATGCGACTAGCGGAATAAATAGATACCAAAGCCAATTAATCTCACGACCTTATACAGATTACGTTGTTATTCAATACGGCACGAATGATATAATTGCAAGTGTCAGTGCTGCTACTTACGCAGCGGCATTAAGCACGATTGTAACGGGACTTATTTCAGCGGGATATACAGCAAGTAAAATTTGTTTATGCTCGTGTCCTTACCAACGTTCGGGAGCAAACGCAACAGCACTCGATAATTATAGAACGGAAATTTTAGCAATAGCAACGGCAAACGGAACTAAATATTTCGATTTACTTCAATGGATGCGAGATAACGGTGGCGATACTTTATTAATTCCAGCCGATAACGGACATTTGAACCAAACCGCACAAAATGGATGGAGTGCGGGAGTATTCACAGCATTAACAACTTACTATTATGAACACAATTAAATCAATTCTAACAGAATGTAAAAGTTGGAATAAAATACTACTTAACCGCTGGCACTTACACGCTCCTATTGCGTTTGTAATT